ACCATCACCTACGATCACGCGCTGGAGTGCGTGGCGAGCGACACGCCGAGCGGGTCAATCCGGCCCCGGCAGAAACCGAAGGGAGAGTGAGAGATGAGATCATTGAGCCTTATGACCGTGGCGCAGGCGATGTTGATGGCCCCGGTTCTTGCTGACTACGGCGTGGAGATCACCACCGCCGAGCCGGTTGACGAACGTCAGCAGCCAGCGCCATCCGCCGAACCAAAAGGCGAAGGCGCCAAGCGCGCTGCCGCCAGACTCGCCGCCAAGCGCGAGGCCAACAATCTGATCCCAGAGACATCGACCGTCACCCGCCAGCAACGCCGGGCCGCTGCCCGCAAACATGGGGCAGCGCAATGACCGCCACCGTCCACCCTCTGCCCATGCCAACCCGCGCGTTGTATCTGGCGCGTCAAGTCGGACGCCACCCCGACAGCTACGAGACCGCCGACCTTGTTGCGGCTTGCTCCGTGCTGGACGATTGCGGCGACTGGTATGACATGCAGAGCGCGACTGATGATGCGGCACATCATGCGGGAGCGGGAGAAGGCTGCCGATGCTCGCGTGGAGCCGGAATCCAGCGACACGCCCCGTGCGAACAAGCTGGCCGATGCGGTGATGACGTTCGTTCTCGGCACCGCAGGGTTGACGCTGCTGGCGATGTGGTGGCTGGCATGACCGCCCCTGATCGCATCTGGACGTGGTCCATCCACACGCCTACCGGCATCGCGGCGCATGGCAGTGGGTACTACCGCGCCACTCCCCGCCGCCCCCTTGACGATCCCGAGGGGCCGACCGGGACAGAATACGTCCGCGCCGATCTGTATGCGGCGCTGGTGGAGATCAACGAAAGCCAGGCGCGGGATCTGCGCGCCAAGAACGGGAGATACTGACATGGCACAACCAGGAGACACGCAGCACGGGGAGGCCGACCCGATCAAGCTGGCGCGTGATGCGCTGAACCGTTGGCAAAATACCGGCTGCCCAGACTGCCGGGGCGATTGCGGTTCCGCCAACCCTCCGGTCAACTGCTGCATCATGATCGAGACGCGTGACGCCCTCGCCGCGCTTGACGCCATCCCGCAGCCGGTGCCGACATTCCAGCAGCGTTGTTGGCCGTGGCTGGTTGCAGCATTCGACGCCGATAAGGGCATGGATGCGCAGGAGCGGGTTCATCGCTTTCTTGAAGAGGCGTTCGAACTGGCGCAGGCGGCTGGCTGTAGCGAGGCAGACGCAAAGAGCATCGGTGCCTACGTCTATGGCCGGGAACCTGGCGACATTCGGGGCGAAGTTGGCGACGTGATGAACACGCTCGCGGCGCTGTGCCTCACCCATGACATCGACATGCACGAAGCAGCCGACGCCAAGCTGGCCGAGGTCAGCACCCCTGAGAAGGTGGCGCGGATCAGGGCCAAGCGGGCGGCGTGGGTTGAAGGCTCGCCGCTGCCGGGGTTTGCATCGCAGCCTGCCCCGGTGCCAGCGGATGCGGAACTGGACGCGCTGGACCGGCAGGCGGATCTGATCCGCGACATGCTGCACATGGGAGAAAAGATCGCGTGGGGCGCAGATACCGGCGTGATTGATCAGCAACGGGCCGCCCTGTCCGCCCTCCGCACCCGNCTTGCCGAGGTGGAGGGGGCGCTAGTGGACCCGCTGCCAATCGAAGCCAGCGCCACTCGTTGGCACGGGGAAGCGACTGAGCATTTCAACGTGCGCTGGGAGCCATACAAGCCGGACGGCCAGCGCCAGATGAAGGCCAAGGGCCGGTGGCAGCGTCAAGAGGGAAGCGGCGACTATTGGAAATGGTCCAACTGTGACCGCCCCGTCAAGCTGAAGGAGCCACGCCATGACTGAGAAAGAACACCCTGCGCCCGGCGACATGCTGGAATACCGATGCCCTAGTTTCGGCATTGTCTGGCAGTGGCGCGTCCACTCCGTCCACCTCGGCGCGATGCACACCGAGAGCCTGATCGAGGTTTCGCCAGTCCATCTTCAGCCCGGCTTTGGGCACGGCCATGAAGCGATGCCGACCGTATGGGTCCCCGAGCCAATGACCCGCAACCTGACCTTGTGCAAGGTGAAGCGCCATGACTGACACCGACACCATCGCCCGCCTCACCGCCGAGCTTGTAGAGGTGCGGCGCGAGAACACGATGCTGCATGAAGCCAATGAGGGACTTGGTGCTGCCTGCTGGACAGCGCAGCGCGAACTGGCTGCGGCCTTGGCCGGGGCGGTGGAGGTGCGCGAACTGGAATGGGTGCAGAACCCGGTCGCTGAAATCTGGCGGTGCGATACGATGATCGGAACCTATAAGGTTTTCGGCGTCGGGCCAGCGCCGACTTGGGACTTTGATGGCCTTTCAGATATAGCCCTTGCCCGTTGCGCGGAAAGCGTCGAAGCCGCCAAGGCCGCAGCGCAAGCCGACTACCGCGCCCGCATCCTCGCCGCCCTCCACCCCTCGCCCGACGCGCTGCAAGCCGTGACTGCGGCGGCGTATGAGGCGGCGGCAGGCATCCCGGACGGCTTTGTGGCGGCGATGGACGCAGCCAAGGGGTTCCCCGGCAGCACGAACCCGGATCGCGTCGAGGATCTGCGCGTGATCTTCGCAACAATCTCGGAGGCCATCCGCGCCCTCATCCCCGCCGACGCCATCGCAGCGCAGACCCGCCGTGACGCGCAGATGCGGGCCGAGGGAATGCGGGCGGCGGCAGAGTGGCATCAAGAAGTGGCGCAGCACGACCAAGGCGGGATCGAATATTCGGGTGCAGTCGGCATCCCGATTTCCAACATGGTCGAGTTGCAGCAGTCGGTGAAGATGCACCAGTGGAGCGCCGAGTGGCTCATCGCCCTTGCCGCGCAGACCGAGGAGGCGGCCAATGCCTGACGCGATTGACGAGGTGGGTATGACGAAGTGGGGCGGGGTCATCGGCACCCCGCGTCCACCCTCGCAATCAGCGCCTGCCCCGTGACCAGAGACTGCGGCCCGCCGTCCAGCACCAGCGCCGCAGCGTGATCCGCCCGCGCCTGCCGGGTACCCGCGCAGATCGCGTCACCGCTGGTCTGGATCGCGGGACTGCAGCCAGCGAGCGGCAGCAGAAGGGTCGTCGCCCACAATGTCCGCATTGTCCATCCTCTCGCGTGTCTCGATGTGTTCGCGCAGGTCGCGCGTCTTGGCTTTCGCCTTGGCGTTGGACCCGCCCTTGATGTAGATGCCGACCCCGCCAGCCAGAGCAGCCAGAGCGGTGATCAGGTAGGGCCACAGATCGGCCAGCAGCGCGGCGATCATGTTTGGCCCCCGCGCTTGCTGACCCACACATAGGCCGCCTCGGTCGCGGCGCCGATGACGCCGCCGAGGACCAGCGCAAGATCCGGGTCAACGGCGATCTGGTCGCCCAGGCCGGGGTTGATCAGCCCGTAGGCGACCAGCGCCCCCGAGGCGTAGCGCAAGACGATGCGCGCGATGGTTGGAGCAAAGTGCAGCATGGTCAGTCTCTCCGAAACAGCCGCATGATCGCGGCGATGATGGCGGCCCAGCCGGTCGGCGCGGGCACATCGACGGCTGGCTTGATGACAGGATCTGGCGCCGGGCTGGCGGCAACGGGGGTTGATGTCAGCGGGGCAGCGTCAAGCTTGCCGAGCGCGAAATAGAATTGGTTCGCGTATCCGGCAATCTCGCTGGCCCGGTCGGTGCCATTGACCACACGGCGCATGTCCTTGAATGTCTGGTAGTCGCTCAGCTTCTTGCTGGTGAACCAGCCCTCGGTGCAGCCCCGCACAAGGATGCGCGCGGCGAGGTCAGGGTTCAACGCGGCCTCTGGGTTCTCGATCAGGTCCGCGCCAAGCTTGCCGCCGGCCCGGGCATAGTTCTCGCGCCCGGTGATCTGCACATAGCCACGCCCCCGGAAACGGTAGCCATCGCCCGGCTGGGTGTTGCCGAGGTTCTTGCCGATCTTGGTTCCCGGCTCATACTTCATGAAGTAGGGGCGCGGCCCGTATTCCGTGATCGGCTGCATGGTGCGCGCCGTCTCGTGCAGAACCGTCGCTAGCAGGTAGGCACGGTGGTCGCGCGGAAGGCCGGCAGTGGCGGCAAGGACCGTCTCGGTGCCGGATACCTGCGCCCCCGTCATGGCCCCGCCGAACATCGGCCGGATCGTGTCGAAGAATGGTTTCACGGCACACCTCCTGTCATGCGGCGCAGCAGCGTGTTCGTCTCGCGCTGCGCCTCTTTGAGTTCATCCATCGACCGGGACAGCGCGTCGAACCGCGCGTCCTGCCGGGTGGTCAGGTTCTCCAGCGCACGAACGCGGGCCTCAATGGCCGAAGCCACGGCGGCGTTGGCGGTCCGGTCGTTGGACGCGGCCGCCTCGGTGCGGACCAGCGCGGCGGTCAGGCCTTCGGTCGCGGACGACAGCTGCGTCACGTTGGTGCCGACCCACATCCCCCCCAGCAGCAGGCCGCAGCCGATTGTCCAGCCGAGGCTCTTGTTGATGGTCAGGCCGCGGTCGCTGTTCTCGATCCGCGGGCGCGGGTGATCTGTGTCGGTCATCCGTTTCTCCTTTCGTCGTCAGTCTTGTCACCCCGCGCCACCGCGCGGACCTCGGATTGCAGGGGGTCAGATGGTCAGATGACGAAAGCGGGGCGGAAGCCGATGCTCGTGTTCGCGAGCGACCGGGCATCGTTCAGGTAGAGGGCAAAGACCCCCGCCCGAGAGCCAGCGGCCCAGTCTCCACCACGGAACGGCAGGCGCTCGCCGGCGGTGTTGATGTAGAACCAGTCCTGCTCGATCGGCGCGCCGGGCTGCATCAGGCCGAGGGCGCGCAGCCTGTCCAGCGCCGCGGCCGACACGCTGTTGGCGGCCATGCTGCTGAACGCGGCGGAGCTGGCGCAGACCAGCGTGCCCGCCGTGCCGCCCGAGGTGGCATAACGCACCGTCCCAGCCGTGCCGGGCGCCACCAGCGTGCCGTCGGCGGCCAGGATGGCCTGCCACGGCCCGGCGGAGCTCAGGTCGGTCGCTGACATCACTGCGTCGTTGTTGGCGATGATCTGGATTTCCCCATCTACGACACGCATGCCCGGCGACCATTCCCAGACGTTGCCGTTGAGGTTCTGCACGCCGAACGGGTTGGGCGGGTGGTTCCACGACACCGGGCCGGAGCCAGCGCGGATCACCGTGTGCCCCGCGCCGCCCGTGGTCGGATTGCCCAGATCGTTGACGCCTACCTCGTCGGTGGCGTTGTAGGCGCGCCCGAAGTTGTTGTTTCCGCGCGGGAAGCGGAAGGCGGCGCGGCATTGCAAAGCCAGCGCCGCATGCATGGCATTGGTTGCCACGCAGAAGCCGGGGCCGGTGTTGCGGGCCAGCGTCACCGCCTGGTCGTGATTGATCGACGCGCGCGGGACGAGGCCCGCCTGGCTGACCATCTCGCCGAGCACCTCGGCCGCCTGGTGCACGCCGATCAGGATTTCGTCCTTCTCGACGCCACCCACGATGAAGGCGGGATGCGTGCCGGTGCCGAAGCCCGCACCGAGGCTTTCGCAGGTGAACTTGCGCAGGCGGTAGAAATAGCTCGGCTGGCCCTTGGCGGTGAAGCGCACTGTCATCTGGCCGTTGGACATGGTCTCGATCTGACGGCGCAGATCGGTCTGGATCGCGGTGCTCATGCGGCAGGCTCCTCGGTGTCAGCGGGCGGGGTCTCGGCGGCGACGAACACGCTGTAGATCAGCGCATAGATCGTGCCATGCGCGACGTTCTTGCCAGTCGGCTCGCCGGTTTCAGTGTTCAGAACCGGCACAACGGCGGCGGGGTCGAACGCCACCTCACGCGGCGACATGGGCTGGGCGACGGTTACGCCATCGGCCAGTCCGATGATCCGCTCGCGGTGGAACTGGATGGTGGGCGCGTGGCCGAGGCGGTTGTCGATCACCACCTGTGGGCAGCGGATGTAGCTTTCGCCCGCGACGGGCTTCTGGTCGAGCTTGTAACTCATGGCGTCATGCCTCCGTGACAGTGCCGTAAATGGTGATGCCGGACGCAGTGACGCGCAGACGCTCCACCCCGGCGATTGCGACGGACAGCGTGTCTGCCGCCGAGGAATAGATGCCGGCCGTGCCGATGCGCAGCGCTGGGTCGGCCAGAGAGCCACCGCGCAGCGCGACCTGCCCGCCGTTGATCTGGTCGGCAAGCTGGCCGACGACCGAAATCATTTCCAGCAACGTGCGCAGGGTGTAGACGTCGCCCTCCTGCGCCGCGCTCAAGCGATCCACCTCCTCGTAGGTCTGCCCGAGAATGGCGGCGAGCTGCCCGAGCGCGCCGTCGAGCGCGACCACGGTCTGGCCCGCCGGATACCGCGCCACCTCGGTCTGCGTGCTGCTGCTGTCGCGCCGATAGCGGATGATCTCGTCGCCGGTGACAACCTGAAACTGCTGGCCGTCGGCGACCGCAGCGCGGCCAGTGGCGATGTCAGCGAAGACGTTGGCGTTGACGAAGGCGGCGTCTCGCGCTGATCGCGCAGCGCTGGCCGAAGCGTCGGCATAGACCCGGCTGACTTCGGACTGCGCAGCACTAGCTGCGGACGCGGTCGCGGACGCCGCAGCGGCGACCGCGTCCGCCCCCGTCGAGGCCACCGCCTCGTCGAGCTCGCCAAGATCGACCCGGTCGGCTGCGGCCGAGGCGGCTGCGGCAGCATCCGACGCCTCATCCCGGAACTGAGATGCCTCCAACGACTTATCAGACGCCACAATAGCGCTGCCGGCGGCGGCCGCGGCCGACAGCGCAGAAGCATCCGCGCTATCGGCTGCGGCACCCTCGCTCGCTGCCGCCTGCGCAGCAGAAGAAGCTGCATTGATTTCGCTCTGCGATGCCTCCGAGGCCTTAAGCTCAGCCACCTCTGCGGCGCTCGCAGCGGTCGATGCATCTGATGCAGCCTCGGCCGCCGCGACTGTCTCGTTCCGCAGCGTGGTCATCTGTTGGAGCGCGGTCTGGCTGATCGGCGGCAGCGCGTCGAGGTTCAGCAGCTCAGCCAGCACAAAGGGGCCGTCCTCGTCGGGGATCTGCAAGCGGCTGGCGAGGGTGTGCGTCTGTTGTTCCGGGTATTGCGCGCCCTCGGGGAACGCGAGAATTGCCTGCACCAGATAGGTGATGCCCCGGCCGGCCGCCGTTGGACAAACCTCCACAGAAGCCGCCCCGTCAACAATCGCTGCATCGAAATACGACGGCAGAAGCACGTCGCTCCCGCTCGCATCCACAGCCGATGGCGTGAACCGCAGTATCGCGGAGGCGGGCGTTTCGCCATTCCCGAAGCTGAGGGATGCAGTGACGGTCACAAGGGGCAAGGGCATGGTGGCTCCAAAGCAAAAGGCCCCGCTGGCGGGGGTGTGTCAGTCGGCGGGGTTAGGATGGCTTAGGCTTCGATCAGCGCCGCGGCGCGGAACAGGTCATCGACTTCCTCAGGCGACAGGTCGAGAGCGTCCGCCAGCCTGGCGACCGTGGGGCTGCTGCGGCGCCATTCGACGGCATCGGCCCATGCCAAGCGGGTGAGCGGATCTGCGGCTGCTACGATGGCCTCTGCGGCATCCAGCAGCCCGGATTGCAGCATGGCGGCGCGGGCTTGGAACCGGCTCACACGCATGGTCGCGCGCTCGGCGGCCAGAACCTCCTCCGGCGTCGGCGGCTGCCTATCGTTCGTGCTGGGGATATAGTCCCGCTCCACAGTCTCGCCCGTGCGGATGCTGGTCAAATATTCCTTCATGCGCCTGCCCCCATGCCGAAAACGCGGATAGAGCCAACGGAACGAAACTGCACCGCGTTCACAACTCCGCCCGGCGTGAATGTCCCGCCATCCTGGATGCGTGCGGGTAAACCGTCAGACCCGGCCCTAACCCCGCGTGACGTCCACCACCCAGATTGCAACGCTATGAGGCAATCGAAGAATACAACATCTCCGGTCCCAATCTGCCCCAACGTCATCCACCCGCCCCAAGTGGCGCCGTTGTCGATTGACACCCTGAACTCTGCATTCCCATATCCAACCCCGACGCCACCGCCGGAAATAAACGTGATTACATCGATGCCGCTCAGGTCGCTAAGCCCAGCAGCAGTGCTGCCGGATGTGGCAACCTTTCCAAGATAAACCGACAGCGCCCCTGGGATAATGCGCGGAGCGCCAGGCGCACCCTCTGCAATGGCCAAGGTATTCTCGAAAGCCGCCGCCGCCTTTTCGTCAGTCCAAGGCTTCCCTGCCACGAGCTGCGCCCATGGGGGATCTGTCCAGTCGGCCATATGTCACCTATTGCAGCAAATACGGCTGGTCGCCGTTGGGCATGAGGCCCGTTGTTTCATCGGCAAGCCAGCAACCGTTCTCGCGCTCTGTCTCGGTCGCGTCGGCATAGTCAGGCGCGTCGATCGGCATGATCACCGCGAACTTGCCGATGAACCGATAGCTCTGGAGCTTGAGCCTCAGCCGATGCCCGGGGGCTGTGTCATCGACCGCAATGGCCTGCCATCTGGTGGAAAGCGGCTGCCCTTCGGAATTGATCAGAGCGCCAGTCGTCACGTCGAACACGTCGCCGTTGTTCACCGCTCGCCGGGTTGCCCCGTCGAATGCGTCCAGATCCAGCGTCAGGTATTGCGGGATCAGCCGGTAGCGCAGCAGCAGCCGGGCGGCGAGCCGCAGCGCATCCGTTTCGCGCGTGATCCAGTCGGCATAGATCGTCAGCGTCCGTTCGGCCCCAGAGGCCGCCGGGCTTTCCACAAAGCCGTCGATATTAAGCCGCAGGATGCGGTAGTTCTCCGGCTCGCCGCTCTCGAATGGGCTGCGAAGATCGTAATACACCGCCACCCGCGAGATTTGCGCCTTGGTGTCATCGGTCAGGCCAGCGGTGCGCGCCACGATGGACGCATTGTCGCTAATGACGATTGGCTCGGTAGCGGGCGGGCGGTTAGCCAGAAGCGGGATCGTCTGCCGCCGCTCGTCCCACCAGATCGAGAACCCGCCCTGCTGGCAAAGCTCGCCCAGCAGATCCCCGACAGCGGCAGGCGTGACAACCGTTCGCCCCGCCTTCTGCGTCGTCATGTAGTTCTGGCCTTCGTCCTGCCACTGGTCATCATCACGGTAGCCAGCCGGGATCGGCGTATGGTTGTCGATCAGGTCAGCGGCGGCTGCCCAATGCTGCAGGTTCTCGTATCGACCGACACGGCCGATAGCGTCGTCAACCTCGTGCTCCTCGGCCACGCTGCCCAGAACAGCCCGCACAACGCCTGTCAGGGTGCGGTAGCCATCCCCATCAAGCGTGTGGCCGGAATACTGGATGATCTCCGAGCCGATTAGCAGGAACTTGCGCGAGCCGGTGTTGCCGCAGGCCTTGTCCATATCCTCGGCATGGGCGGAAACGCGAATATCTGTCTGTGTCAGGTCCAGCGCATTCACCAACGCGGCGCTGATCTCAGGCGGGAATTTGGACTCCTTGGCCTCAGCCAGCCGCAGTGGGTCTGTCGCCGTGACCGTGACCTTGCCGGACGCGTCTGGCCCGGCGACGGCCGCGATGATATAGTCCCGGCGCTGCATCTCCTCCAGCGCCTGCCCGACATAGCCGTCATAGACGGAAATCACGGCCCCGGTGTAGAAGGCATTCCGCGCCCGGAACAGCGCCCAGAACGGCGCGTCACGGCGGCTTGTCCGCAGTCCCATGTAGAAATCCCCCACCCGGTCATCGAATGGCGCGTCTTGAAACGTCAGCGTCACCGACGAGCCCACGCCGAGCGGCGAAACGCCGGATCGCTGCGCCCCGACGTTGATCTCGGAGCTGGACGGCAAGACGCCAGTAAGCAGGGGCAGCGCATTGGTGCGGATGTGCTCACCGTCCCGCGAATACAGCGGCATGATCGCAGCGACGTTCCGGCAGAACATCCACGTAATGCTGCCATCGGTGGTAATGTTGGTCTGATCGCCGCAGGTGCCCCATGTCTGATAGCAGTAAGGCCCGCCCGAGGCCGTGCACGGCGACACGCCATAGCGCAGGCTGCACCGCTTCTGCTTGATCCCGACATACTGGACCGGGAACCGTGCCATCGTCATAGCGTCGGCTCCACATGCGCCTCGCCGGAAACCTCAATCTCGACGTAATCCCGGATGCCCATCCGCTGCGGGATAATGTCGCCAGACGCCAGCACATATCCAACGTCCTCGGCATAGCCCTGCGGCCGGATGCCAAGGAAGAACGGCGAAGTCTTGGCTGCCATGATGAAGCCCTTCAGGTGCGACCGCGCCCATGCCTCGCGCAGGTGGCGCCACGCCACGCGGATCGGCCTGCTGCTCGCCACGATGGAACGGCCCATGAACTGCCCCGTCTGGCTGCGGTTCGTGTCGAACTCGGTTGCATAGGTCAGCCGCAGCACCGGAGCGCCGGAATAAACCATCTGCGGCATCGTCAGGGCCGGGCCAGCATAGACCACCCCCACCCGGGCCGAGGCGTCCAGCGTGATCCGCAGCGCCGTCACAGCCACGCTGCGGAACAGCACCATGATCGCCTCATCGTCTGCCGGCTCAATCGTGGCGTGCAGCGTCGTCCAGACGGCGTCCACAAGCCCCTCGACCAGCACCCCGACGCCTTCGGTCCCGATGGAGTGGGCGGCGATGCAGAGGCAGTCCAGCGTCGTCTCAGCGGCAAGCGTCATGGTCAGCGCCCCGGCAGTCTCGGGCCACCACCAGGACACGGTGTCTGGCGACTGCGCCCGCACTGCATCGAAGCCCTCGCGCTCGCTATCTGCCGTGAACGTCGCCCCGGCCAGCTTGTTGTCCCACAGGATGCGAGCGTGCTTCATGTTGTAGCCGTAGAGCGCGGCATCTGCGGCGTATTGGCTGGCCACATAGATCATGCCGCCACCAGCCTTACGTCCACGCGCAGCCCGCGGGCCGCCGCGTCATTCAGGGTATCCACCAGAGACTGCATCCCCATCTCGGGAGGGCCGCTATAAGCCACGTCGATGCGCTGCGTCGGCATGGCGGTCGCTGCCGCTGCCTCCGAGCCAGAGGCCGACCCGCCACCGCCGCCACCGCCCGACCCGCCGCCGCTTACGCTCTTGATGGCGGCCACGAAGCCAAGTCCTTTTGCCATGACCGCCGCCGCCGCCGCGAGGTTCTGCGGAAACGGCAGCTTCAGCGCCTCGGCCGCGCCCTGGTAGGTGGAAATCAGCGCCTGAGCTGCACCGGCCACCTTAGCCATCTTGAACGCCTTGTCGTTGAATGCCCCAACCGCACTCAGGATCGTGTCGGCGGCTCCCAGCGTGGCAGACAAGGCCCCCTGATTGGCAAGGTCGCGGATGCCGGAGAGGCGGTCCTGGTGTTCCTTCTCCAGCCGCTCAAGGGCTTCATGCTTGCCACCGACTGCGGCAAGTTCCTCCTCGGTCGCCGCGGCGATCAGGTCTAAGCCTTCCTGATACCAGATCTCGACAAGCTCGCGCTCGGTCTGCAAGCTGTTCGTGAGGGTCTCCAGGCGCTGAGCCATCGTGTCGGCTATGCCGCCGCCGCCCGTCCCGCCGGTGCCGCCGGTGTCGCCAAGATCAGGGAGGCCGGGGAGAACCGGGTCGGGAAGTGTGCCCGCGGTCACTCCGCCGCCACTTCCACCGCCGCTGGCGTCCATATCCTTGAGGGTGGCGGTCAGCTCTCGCAAATGGCCGGTCAGCGCTCGCACACGTGCGGACTTCTCCTCCAGATCACGGTTGCCCATCTCGGTGCCGAACGGCATTACTGCATCGTTCTCAGCAAGCCGAGCCTCGGCGCCCTCGACCATGGCCCGCTGTAGTGCGAGCTCAGCCTCAGCCGTGGCAAGCGCCGCCAAGGCTTGCTCCTTCAGCGAGATCACCCGCTTGCGGCTTTCCTCGCGCGCCGCGGGGCTGGTTGATGTGGCGAACGCCGCAAGCTCGCCATTCAAGGCGGCTTCTGCTGCGGCGACGTTGTATGCCCCGTCCTCAGCTGCGCTGCTATGCTCGCCCATCAGCAGATAAGCCGATGCCGCACCAGCAGCCAGCCGCACGGCCAGCCCCAGAGGGCCGCCGAGAATGCCCAAGGCGATGCCTAGAGCACCCACGGCCAGCGAGGCTGTGTTTATGTTCTGCGACAGCCAGACCATGCCATCTGCCAGGGCGGTCACCGCCTTCAGCAGATTGACGCCAATAGTAATTGCCGCATTGGCGAATGCCGGGTCTGAAACCCTCTCGGCAAGGTTGCCGACCGCATCGGCAATCAGGCTCACGCCATCTTGCAGCGGCCCGCCTGCCTGCGCCATCGCCGTGAAGTTCTGCGCCATGACCAGCAGCGCTGGCGCGACCTGTGCGGCAAGCTGGTTGCGCAGCCCTTCCATGATCAGGCTCATGCGACCGACCGCATCATTCGCGGCCTCGACCTGCGCGGCCACGTCCTGCGACACCGAAAGCCCGAATGCCTGCACCGCGTCACCGGCTTCGCGGATCGCATCGCCACCGGCTGCGACGAATGCCGCCATCTCCTTGGACCGGATGCCCAGAACCTGCAGCAGGCGCGAGGTTTCGCCAGACGACAGGCCCAATTCCTTCGCCCGGTCAGCAATCGCCGCAAGCCGGTCGTCGGCGTCCATCGCGGACAGTTCATCCGCAGATAGCCCAACCGCTTTCAACGCGTCGGCCACCGGGCCGCCCTCGGCCGCCGCTTCCGCCAGCTTGCGCCCCAGAAGCTGCATCGAGGCAACCATCGACTCGGTGCTGACGCCCGCCTCATCCCCGGCCAAGGTAACGGCCCGCATCCCGTCAATCGTCGCGTCCATAGACCGCGCGGCCTTGGCTTGGCTGTCGATAAATGACAGCCCCTGCTTGGTCAGCAGCGCGATAGCCCCAGCCGCCGCCGCCGCCGCCGCTGCCGTAGCAGCACCCCACGCAGCCGCGTTCTTCGCGTTGATCCCCAGCTTGTTGCCAAAGCTGTCAACGCTCTTGCCGGCCGTCTTCATTCCCCCGACAAGCGAGGAAATGTCAACGCCGACCCTTACAGCAATGTCGCCAACGGTTGCGGTCATCGGTGATCCTTGCGCGCTTTAATTTTTGGGTGATTGGCCTGCGCGCTTGACACACGGCGCCGTGAACGATGACTGTTACCGTTCACCCAGCAGAAAGTGGCGGTCATGGGAGACCGCCTCAAACCCGGAAAGAACAACAATGCGTATCTTCTTGTTTTTCTCTATCGCAGCACTGTCAGCTTGCGTCGGGCCCATGACGCCCGTTGTCAGCGCCTTCAACGGATCATCAGTGACCATTCAGGAGCCGGGCCTGTTTGCGACAACGCCGCCTTCAGCTGAGGCAGCCAAAGTTGCCTCGGATACATGCGGAGGGCGCGCGAACTACGCATCCGCTCGCATGGTGACAGACTCGACGGTGGACTACCTTTTCCTCTGTCGCTGATCCTTCGTAGCGACCCTCAAGTGCCTGCGATGACCGCTCAGCCAAGATCCTGAAACATCAGGTCATAAAGTTCATCCAGACCGCCTCCCTCTCCCTTGGCGAAAAGGTCGGGCATCTTCGCGTATTTCAGCCACCAATAGTCCGATGGGGTCAGGCCGTAGAATTCGGCGGGGGTAAGATCGAGGTAGCGCACCCCGAACACAAATGCCGCGTGGAATTCGCCTAGCGCGATTTCTGCGCCTTTCGCCCCGCCTTCGGCTTTTCCGCGTCGGGGTTCTCCCGGATTTCAAGAGGAGCCGGGGGCGACATGATCGCAGCCATCGCGTTCAACGCCAGCGACATGCGCTCGGTAAAATCGCCGCCGTCGTAGAACATTGCGGCCCGCACATCTTCGTCGGAAATCTTGGCGCCGGCTGTGCGCAAAGCATGACCATAGGCCATCGCCAGCATGTTGATGTTCGGCGCGATCCGGCCCGAGATCATCTCCCAAGCATTGCCGCGCTGAGTGTAAAGCATTTCCTCAAGCTCAGCCCCGAGGCGCATCACGCGGCTGGCCGGCAGGGTGTAATCAACACCCCGCCACGTAAATACAACCGGCGCCATTACGCGACGGTCCAGGCGCCGGAGGAGGTGAACGACGCCGAGAAGGTTGTGGCCTCCTTGTAGTCGTTGCCTTCCTCATAGTCGGTCATGAAGAAATCGCCCGCAATCGTTTCAGCGCCGGTCAGCGCATCCGCGAATTTGAACGTCATGTCTTCGATCAGGTGCGAGGCCGTGGGGCTGAATGCGATGGTGCGCAGGACCGCGTCCTTCGCCACCCCGGACACCTCGAAACTGATCTGCTTGTCGGCGTAGTCGGCCAGCACCTCGATCAGCCCGAGGCTGTCATTGTCCGTCACGTCAATCGGCGTGGCATTGGCCTTGAAGTTCGACACCCGAACGCCGCCGATCACCACGGCATTCTTGAGGACTTGGGCCAGACGGCCCGCTGCTTTTGCCATGATGGCCTCCTTGGTTGGGGTTAGCGGTCGGCCAGCACTCGGAATTCCGAGACGCCGTGCCGGGTCTTCCCGTCCTCGTCGACCATCGAAAAGGACTGAATGAATTCGCAGCCGATGAAGTGCCAGCCCGCGATGGACAGGTCCTGCCGGTGCAGCTTGTCGTAGATCTTCGACTGTATCGTCTTCGTTTCGATGCGGCCGATGTGGCGGCTCCAGGTATGAACCCGCACCACCACGTTGGCGCCCTCGTCGCTGGACGTGCCGTCGTCTGTCACGATGTCGTCGCCAATCGTGATCTTGGGAAAGACTTCATTTGCCTGCGGCACGTCGTCAAAGACCATGCCAGCAAGATCGCCGGTGTTCAGCGCATTGAAGACCGTGACCTGAAGCGCTGCGTCGATGCTCATTTTTTGGCCCGCCGCATGGATGCTTCAAACTTCTTGCCGAATTGTTCGGTGAAGATCTGTTCGCGCTGCGCGTCTACCTTCTCCTTGGCGGGAAGGATGAACGGCTTTCCGCTTGACTTGACGGTGCCGTATTCCCGGAACCGCCAGTAATAGGCTGCCGGGTCAACGGTCACATGGCTTTCCGGCCGGTCTGGGTGCGACTTCACCCGCTTGGCCTTGATCGACTTTCGCAGCGTGCCCGTCTGCTTCGGCGCATTCTTCTTGGACTCATCACGGATCTTGCCGGCGATGCCATGCACAGTGGCACGCATGATGTTGCGGGCCTGCCGCGGCGCCAGATCTGTGAGAGCCTGAGAAACGTCATCAAGCCCGGTGAAGGTGATCTTCATGTCGCCACCCCGCGCTCGATCTGCAGTTCAAGGTATGGCGCCCGCCGCCCGGCCTGAAGGATGGCCCGGATGTTCCACGGCTTGCCTTGCCAGGTCAGTGTATCATCCTCGCGCAGATCCTGCCGGTTGCGGATCACACAGCGATAAATGCCGCTCGCCTCGATGCCGCCGAAGGCCGACCGCTCCCGCGCGCTCAGGGGCTTAACCAGCGCCCACACCGTTCCGATGACGGTAGGCACAGAGGTTGAGCCGCCAGCGCCGTCAGGGGCCAGCACAGCGCGCGAGAACGTCACCCGCTGATCAAGTTCGCCTGCGGTGTAAGCCATCAGACAGACCGCCAGCGCATGGACGAAATCAGCATGTCAAAGCCCATCGGGATTTCCTGCCCGCGCTCGCCAACGCTCTCCCGGTTCTGATACCAGTGGCCGACCAGCAGCATCACAGCCATCTGCACCGCGGGGATCTGCTGATCCGGCATGGCGCAGGTGTATTCGATCACGGTCTCAGCAGGGGATGCCCCGCTTGGCATCGTGACCAGCGGCCCCATCGCCTCGACCGCAACAACCGCGCCAATCACCGCGACCCCGTCGCCTGTCACCGTCACATCCGACACGTCTGGCATCGCCAGCCGGTGCGGCCCTGAGCCGGTGAACGTCTGCCGCCATGTCTGCGGCAGGATCGCCCGGCCCAGAACGCCCTTCCAGCCGTCAAGATACGCCACTGCAGCAGCCATAAGGCCGCTGATCAGCTCATCCTCTGCAGAATAGTCAACCCGCAGGTGTTCCTTCATGCGCGAAAGGACGATCAGATCGCCAGAAGGCGGGGTGACGAGAACGGGGGTCATGTTGTCACTCCGGGTCAGATGAAGGGGCCAGTTGCCCGGCCCCTCAGATGTCTTGTCATGCCACCGGCGCTTGGGTCGCGTGGCCCTTGATCACGACGGCGCCGGCCGCAATCGAAGTGCCGCTGTTCAGCGTCAGCACGGTCTTGATGTAGCGCTTTCCGCCAACATAGCTGACCTTGTAGACCGAGGCCGCCGCCAGAGCGGTCGGGAAGGTGCCGACCAGATCCGCGGCGGCAACGTCGGTGAACGTGCCGTCCGAGGTGTCGCATTCGGTCAGCTTCGGGGTGAAGTTGCCAGATGCGGCGATGGCGCCCGTATTTATGACAACCGCAGCGGCATCGAAGCCCTGCAGGTCGATTGCCGCCGAGGTATTGGTGGCGGTCAGAACGGCCGGGGCGACTGCTGCCACCACGCCGATATTCGAAGCAAGGTCACGCATGGGACCATCCTTTCATGATGTGGGGTGTGGCGGGCGACAACCGCCCGCCGTCAGGATCAGTCGCCGAACTTCAGGAACTTCACGGCCTCGAAGTGGATGGCATCGCCGCCCACGCGCTTGGTCGTGTAGAACCCGACATAGGGCTTGTTGGTCAGCGGGTCGCGCAGCACGCGGATACCGACGCGATCCACGATCTGGTAGGCCTCGCGGAAGTCGCCGAAGGCCACCGACAGGCTGTCAGCCGCCATCGCAGGCATGTCTTCCGCCTCGACCACGTTGAAGCCGAGGATGGTGCCGCCCGACAGCGCCGACAGCGACGGCTGCCACGCATAGTTGCCCTGGCCGTCCTTGATCTTGCGGACGGCGCCGATGGTCGCCCGCGACATCATGAAGTTGGCGTTGGCGCGATAGCCGGCCTTCACCGAATACACCAGGTCGATCAGCTTGTCGGTGCCGTTGGTCGTGCTGCCGAAGGTGCCATCGGTCCCGGTCAGGACGTGCTGGAAGGTGCCCCATGCCCGGGTTGCGTCCGCGGTCGCGGCGGTCGGGTAGGTCAGCAGGCCGCGGGGTTTCAGCGCGCCGTCGCCGGTCAGAAACGCGGCGTTCTCCGTGCGGATGAACTTGTCCGCGGTCTTGTCGGCCAGCCATGCCTCGATATCGAACATCGAGTCATCCAGCAGCTTCTGCGTGGCCTGGGGAAAGGCGTACATTTCATGCACGGGGATTTCCCACTTGCCGAGCTGCGGGGTCGCGGTGGCCGGGCGGGGGGCGGTCTCGCCGACCCAGCCGGCGGTGCCTTCGCCCAGGTCGTTGAAGCCTTCCAGCCGGTCGGTGCCGATGCTGACCACCGATGCAACCTGCCGCATGGGCGAGGTTTCATAGATGCGCTTGATGATCCGGCCGGAGGTGTCCGGGGTGACGGTGTAGCCGCCATCGGGGTCCGAGCCAACCGACATCGCGGCCATGACGTTCGCCGGGGTGTTGCTGCCGCGGCGCATGTAGACGTTCAGGCCCTTCGCATAGGCGCTGTAATCATCTGCCGACACGTCAACGCCGCGCTCCTTGGCGAACTGCGCCGCTGCCTTGGCAAAGCCGGTGTCGCCATCGCCAGCGCCCAGACCGCGCGCGGCCGCTTTGGCGGCAACGTCGGCCAGTTGGCCCTGCAGGTCGGTGATCGTCGCGTTGATCGCGTCAACCTTCTGGTCCAGCACGACATCGTTCTTGCCGGTTTCCAGCGCCTTGATGCGCTGATCGTTCGCGGCCTTGAATTCCTCGAAGGCCGACTTGATTTGCCCGACGAGCGCCGCAGGATCGCTGGCGTCCGCGCGCACGGAAGTAACGCCGCGGAACGGCGCTTTCTGGTGCATGGTCATGGGGTGTCCCTTATGACTTGATTGCGGTGAAAAGCTGAGCAAGCTCAGCCGAGAGTTTGCCTGCATCACGCGCGGCGGGTCCGGTTGCATCACGCTGGCCGGATAGCGAATTGATCAGGTTGGCACGGTCCTTGCGGGCCATGCCTTGCTTTGCCAAGGCGGCCTCCATCTGGCGGCGGGCCATCACGTCGGCCGGCGCAGCAGCATGAGCCGATACATCGCTGGACACGCCGTCGAACTCGGCATCCGCGAAGCCCTTGGCGATGGCTTCTGCGGCGGTCATGTAGGTTCCGTCAGACGCCCTCGTGGGGCCGTCCAGCATCGCCATTACATCGGCGTCCTTCATTCCGGTGCGGGCGGCATAGATCGAAGCCATCGACGCATCGAACGTCTCGAACACGGAAGCCGCATCCGCAAAGTCGTGCCGGTTGCCGATCACCAGCCCCCATGCGTTGTGGATCATCATCACAGAGCCGGTGCCCATCAGCACCTCATCGCCGGCCATTGCGATCACGCTGGCGGCAGAGGCGGCAACGCCCATAACCTTGACCGTGACCTTGGCCGGATGCTCGCGCAGCAGGTTGTAGATCGCCAGCCCTTCGAACATGTCTCCACCGGGGCTGTTGACGTTGATCGTCACGGCATTCTTGCCGACGCTGCGCAGCGCCCCGGCCATGCGCTTTGCCGTGAAGCCTTCGCCCCAATAGTCCTCGCCGATCACGCCATAGATCGAAACCGTGTTAGGGTCGTCGGCCTCTGCGGCCAGCGGCTTTTCGGCCCACTGGTCAAGCGCGGTTGACGGCGCGTCCCAGGTATACCCGGCAGGCCGGTCAAACGCTTGCGGCGCTGGCAGGTTCTTGAGGCTCATCGCCATCTCCTTCAGAATTGCCGCCGGCCGTATTCGGCGGGGGATAGAAGACATCGCCGTCAGCGCGGGGGTTCATATCCTCAAGCGCGCGGACTTCGTTCGGCGACATCACGCCCCATTGCAGCCCCTTGACATGCGCCTCCCACCGAGCCTTGGCATCGCCGCGCATCAGCCCTTGCGTATAGAACCGCGCGTCAAGCCCTTCCCACTCACGTTCTGCGATAAGGTCGCGCTTGATCGCTTCTTCCCAGATCTTGATCCAGTCGTTCAGGGTGTAGGTAACAAACCCGATGCCCTGCTGCTCGATGCCGCTCCCCCAGCTTGTCGTCTTTTCCGTCGCGCCGAGCATGTGGGGCGGCACGCCGAAGAACATGGCGATGTCGTATCGCTGGAAATCGCGCTGCTCCAGGAACTGCATGTCCTTGGCCGAGAGGCTAACCGCCTCAAAGTCCATGCCCTCCTCCAGCAGGAGCGGCCTGCCAGCGTTGCCTGCCCCGCTGTTATTCTCATCAATGCTGGCCTTTAGTCGCGCATGTGCCTCCGCGCTGAGATTTTTAGGGTGCTTGTAGAGCCCGCTGTTGAACTGCCCGCGCCGCATCAGGTTGGCGCTGGCTGTCTCGCTTTGCAGCGCCAAGCCAAGGCTTTCCCGCATGTGCGACAGGACCGACAGGCCCTTGACGCCATCAAGCGACATGCCGCGCAGGTGAAAGATCTCGGCCTGCTTGAACGTCCGGTAGAGGCCGCCCTTGATGCTCACCCGGTAGCTGATCGAATAGTCGTCTAGCTGCTCAACCTCCACCCGGTCGGGGTGAAGCGGGATCAAAGCCAAAACCCTTTCCCCGGCCATGACCTTCAGCGCGTAGGCGTTGCCGCGCAGCAGCAGATGCGCCTGCATCATCCGGCGGAATTCGTTCGGCGTCTGCCATTGGTTCGGCTTGACGGTCAACACGCGCCGCAGGGGGTGCCCCGCGGCCGGCTTGCGCTCCTTCTCAGACACGCGCCGGATCAGATCCAGCGGCAGCGAACCCATCACGCCGCTGATAATGTTCATGCAGCGCCAAGCCGCGGCAACCCGCATGGCGCTGGACTCGTTCACATGGGCGCCAGACGCTGTTTCCATGCTGCCGCCGATGCGCAGGAACTCCCGCACCTGATCCGGCGTCATGTTGGACAGGTCGAATGACGCGCTTGCCTTTGGCGACCGGCCCGTTGCCGCGCTGATCAGATTGCGGAAATACCCCATCAAAGCACCAGAAGGCCGCGGGACTCATAGACGGACGGGCCGTCACCGTCGCCGCGCGCTGTCGCAGCCCCTACGCCCATCGCCAAAGCAACTGCCATGTCAATCCGCCCCGTTGCCTTGTGTTTCGTGAAGCGCCGAAGATCGGCGGGCGAACGGTCAAACGTCGCGCTCGACACCGCAGACCGCAGCGCCGGGTTCACATGCACCCGAAGGCGCTTTTCCATGATCAGCGTCTCAAGCTCGTCAATGCTGCCCGGCATCCAGAGCGTGACTTCCTCGCCGTCCTCAGTCTCGCGCTTGCGCTTGTTCCATCCCTGCGGATGGTCCAGCATCGGCAGGCTCGCCCCCATGTCGCCAAGGATCGCCTCGAAATCTGCGATCAGGTAGGCGTCATAGGCGACGAAATCCAAATCGAACCTGTCGGCATCGTCCAGCAGATCCTGCGCCACGAAATCCAGCCGCGTCTTCTTGCCCGGCGTGGCGGTCAGAAACCCGGCTTCTGCCCACAAGTCATAGGGCGCACCGTCCCGCTCGGCCCGCGCCTTCATCGTGTCGGCCGGCGTGTAGCCATGCACGAACGCCGCGAACTTCGGCCGGCCCTCCTCGTCAACGCCATCGTCAAACACCAGCGCCTTGGCGGTGAGGTCGGCCTTGGCCGAAAGATCCAGGCCGGCATAACAGCGCTTGCCCTCGAAATCCTCGATCACCATCCCCGGATCTTCGATGCTTTCCCACATCGGCCGGCTGATCCACGCGCTTTCTGCGTCGGTCCATTCGCAGAAGTGCAGGCGACGGATGCCGTTGGCCTTCGCCGCGATGTCCTTGGCCTGCTTGACCTGAATGGCAAGGTAGTCTTCCGTGATCGTCACGCCGAGCAACGGGTTCGCCTTGATCCAGCAGGACGGATCATTGAAGGGGTCATCGCCCTCGTCCAAGCTACACACAAACGAGAAGGCCGTGTCGTCCTCCACATCACCGGCCGCCACCGCGACAGCGTGCTTGCGCTCCTGCCAGCAGATGCTTTTCCGGTCGCTGCCCGAGTTGGTAATCATAATCAGCAACGGCTGTTCACGGAACTTGAAGCCCCGCTCCAGGATCTCGATCACGCCGCCGTCCGCGTGTTCGTGCAATTCGTCGCACCAAGGCAAAGTGAGGGCGGGGGCCTGAACCCGTCTTCTTTGTCTCCCTAGAGACGGGCCGGAAAAAACTCCCCGACTTCGATGTGTGCCAAGTTGTATTCGCGCCCCGGCCCCCCACTGCGCCGGATTGCCTTATCCAACGATGGCGACTTATCCACCATCGAAACGGCGTCCCGGAACAAAATGCTGGCCTGTTCCTTTGTTGCGCCGGCCGAGTATATTTGGGCGCCGCTCTCGCTGTCAGCCGTCAAGCCATAGAGGCCGATGGCGCCAACGAGAGGGCTTTTCCCATTGCCCTTGCCCTGCTCAATATAGGCCCGGCGGAACCGCCTCTTTCCGTTCTTGATCCTCTTCCAGCCGAACAGAGAGCCGCAGATGAACATCTGAGAAGGCTCAAGCTTGAAGGGGCGCCCGTCGAATTGACCGTCCGACAATCTCAAAACCGTACTGCAGAACCGGAAGAACCTATCCGCTTCGGCCGCGTCGAACACATAGCCGCGAGACTGCGCCGCATCGAGATCGTGAAGATGCCTGCGGGCGGCGGCCCTTACGTGCGGACCCGCGACGATTTCGCCCGCATCGACTGCCCTCGCATAGTCCGTTGTGTGGTCCTGCATCACGTCCACATGTCCGGCCACCAATGGTTGCCCTTGCTCATGTTTTCCGACGCGCCAATAATTTGCAGGTTGTCTTGGACATGAAGCCCACAGACAAATTCCGATTGGAGCGGGACGATGTGGTCAACATGGTAAGCCCCGCCAGTCTCCTTCGACAGATCAATCGCAGCTTGGTAGATCGAATTTATCACGTCGAAGTCGGCCCAAGAAGGAGTTGCGTTTATCTTCTGCGCGTTCCGCCCCATAGCATATGCGCGATACCTATGCCGGTTTGCCGCGACATACTCCCTCCGGGAATCCATGTTGCGGGCCCGCCAAAGCTTCAGCGCTGCCTTTACCTTCTCTGGGTTCTGCTTCCGGTACCGTACAGCGCGGGCGCGGTGCCAGTCTGGGTTGGCGCGATACTTCGCCTTGTTGTAATCAGCGATGCCGCTGCGGTTATCTTCGCGCCACGCCTGAACTCTGCCTTTGTGGGCTTGGGGGTCCGCATCGCGCTTCAGCTTTTGCTTTCGCAAGTTGCACTCGTAGCAAGCCCCGTCCGACACCCATCTGTCGCAGACGTGCCCATACTTGCACGGCTTCCCGGTATAATATCGCTTTGCGCCCGATTCTTTTGCCTCTTGCCGCGGGGTCGGGACACAGGCGCCAAGGATCTCAATCGTCAATTGATGAACTCGTCGGCCGGGTCTTCGTCTTCGTCATCTGGCGCGGCCACCTTCGTTCTGTCGGCAGGCGTCCCACCCATCGCGGAAAGACACATGCGAAGCTGCGCATAGCCGCCCATCGGGAATTGCGGCTCAGTCTGCATCGCCGCCCGAAGACGTGACGCCACCTCAACCACCATCCGGTCAGACTTAGCCAGCCAAGGCATCTCGTCCGCGAACGCTTCCCACGCCCGCTTCTGCGCCGCGTCGAACCCCCGCGGAGCTGCACCCAGCGGGGCGACCTTGGGGGCGGATCGGCCCTTGAAGCGGCCGGGGCTGCGCTTGTCCGCGCCTGTCACAGCCGCCAGTTTTTCGGGTAGCCTTGGACGCGCCATCTCAGATGCTCTCAAATGTGAATGCGAGAAAGAGGC